CCAACAACCTTGTTCTTGAGCTTATGGGCCATAACAGCGGTGGAATCCATTTTGGAGTCCAAACCATCGAGCCAACCCTGCATTGAATTAACTGCTCCACCAAAGAACTCGTCATAGAGTCCAGATCCAACCAGAACAGAAACGGCCTCGAGAACCTTCGGCCTCAATGCCTCGGGTACATTCTCGAGATTGTTTTCAATGGCGATCTTCCATGCCTCAACCGGGTCGATACCCGCATCTTTGAGAGCTTGGAAGTCTTCCATGGAGATAGACAAGAAGTCTGCAACGGCATCAGCGATGACGCCTGAGCGGCCCTGAATGTCTTCGGCTACCTTGTCGAGGCGACCACCATCACCGTAGGTTGATTCGATGTAGGCGATCATCGCTTCCTGGCCGGCTTCATCGAGCTGCATGAACCCAGCCTTTTCGCTCAGCCCCCATTCCTCCATGAAGGCCCTGGCACCGGCAGTGAGATCTGCCTCACCCATGAAGGCCGTCCAATCCTCAACTGCCGATATCTGTTTCTCGAGGTTGGCGATCCAGTCCTTCGCGATGATCTTGGTAGCCGCAAAAGCATCTTCCCACGGGTCTACAGAATCACGCACCTCGTCGGCAATGTCCGCAAATCCCTCTGTGATGTCGTTCACCATGTCGCTCATGGCATCCGACATATCGGCACTGTAGTCCTCCCAAGCATCGCCAGCTTCGTCGCTTGTTGCGATGACATCCCAGAAGGACAGACTGACAAGCCTGTTGGCGTTCTGGATATCCCGAACGTAGGACATCAGCTCGTTCGTGTTGACATACCCCTCACCACCGGCAAGGAACGCATCTTGCCGTCGAGCAGCTTCTTCCTCCGCTACGAGACCAAGAACATTCTCACCACGAACAACAGCGTCCCTGATCGTACCGTATGCCCTTGCAATGTCGGCCTTGGTCTGATCAACACGCCCCTGAGAATCGAACTCTGTGAGCGTGGTGCCCCATGCACCGGAGAAGAAGTCAGCAAGCAGTGGCTCCTTTTGAACCAGCAAAGCTACGAAGTCTTCAAACTCCTCAGCGCCACCAGCCCAGGCATCGATGAAGTCTGACATCGGCACACCCAAGTTGTTCAGCTCTTCGCGCAGCTCCTTGAGGGCAATACCATCCTGTTCGAGGATCTCACGGATCTTGCTCTCCTTGTCCTGATCGGTGGCACCGGGATCGTTGAGAACGTCGGTCAGTTCGTCAACGGCCTTCTCAAGCTCCCGAGCCTTGCGAGCGTTTCTCGCCCAGACAAGTGAGAGACCGGCAAAGGCAAGGGCTGCTCCGGATGCCAGACCTGGCAACAGTGCAGTTAGCTTGGATACCATGTTCAGTCCAGAAAAGATGCTGCCGACACCCTGCGAGCCGACCTGTGCCCTGAGGGCCTTGAAAGCCTCCTTGAGTCCGGTCAGCCAGGTGATGATGGCCAGTCCGATCTTGATGGCAGCAAGGGTGCCGAAGAGAGCAATGAACCCCTTGAGCATCGGAAGGTTGTCGCGCAGACCGGCAAAGAGATCCCTCATGAAATCGATGACCTTCTGCATGCCACCGATGAGATCGCTTCCCAGCTCGATCCGAAGGGCATTGAACGAGTTGGCCATGAGCTGGATCTGTGAAGCTGTGGTGCCGTAACGCTTGGCTGCCTCTTCGAACAGTGCCGTAGATTCATCACCGGCCTCATTGGCCTTATCGAGGGCTGCGGCAAAACCATCAGCATTGGCGGCGGCTGCCAGGAGGACGGCAATGGTCCGCTGCTGGTTGATCCCGAGCTCTTTGAGGGTGGCCAGGGCAGAGCCACCGGTAGCCTCGATCTCAGCCAAACCATCGATGAAGGCCCGCATCCGGTCTACTGCATCAGCACCACCGAACTCCTCGACCGTCATACCGGCAACCTCGGCATACTTGGCCATCTTGACGCCGCCTGCCTCGACGGCCCTCTCGATGTCGATGAAGACACGCTGGATGGCCGTGGCACCACGCTCTGCCGGAACACCCATCTGGGAGAAGGCAGTAGCCAAGCCAAGGACTTCCTCCTCGGTGGCACCAACAATGGCCCCGATCGGGGCAAGACGCGTTGCGAAGGTGAGGATCTCAGATTCAGTGGTGGCGAAGTTGTTGCCCAGATCAACGATGACCGAACCGATGCGATCGAAGTCGTCGTAGCTCGTCCCCATGATGTTCATGAAGCGAGCCATGCCCTTGGCTGCCTCGGTGGATGAGAGGTTGGTGGAGACACCCATGGCCGCAATGACCTCGGTGAACTCCTCGATGTTCTCGATCGGAATGCCGAGCTGACCACCAATGGCGGCGATCTGTGCCAGCTCGTTGACGTTAACCGGTGTGGTCTCCGACATTCTCAAGAGAGCATCGGCTAGATCGTTGTATTCGTCTGAATGAAGGTCGAAGTCCAACGTTTTGGCTGCTTCAGCCATCGAAGCTTCGAAATCAATGGCAGCTTTGGCCGAAACAGCAAGAGCAGCACCAATACCAAGCAAGATGACCTTGCCCATAACTGCCGATGCAGTGGCGAGTCCTTTGGCCGATAGGGCTGCCTTCTGGTTGGCACCAGCCATCTGGCCAGCAGCAGTGGAATGAGCCTGTGCCATCCCCAGTACTTGCCGGCCTACCTGGCGAGAACCGCGAGCTATGTACCGAACAACTACTGTTTTCTCAGACATTGCACTGATGATAGGCCATGAAGCGTCATGGACCCATCATCCTCCTTAACGACCAGCTTTCCTTCTACCAGACATCGGCAGTGGTGGTACCGAAGCTTCTGGATTGCGCTGGAGTCTAACCTGAAGTCCGTGCATCGAGAAGTTGTCCTTCTCTCCGGACTCCCTGGCATTGCTGCTCGCTATGGCACGCGTGTCTTCCTTGGCCTTGCAGCCCAAACAAACATGTTGAACCGGCCAATAGGCATGGATGTCTCCACCCTGTAGCGGATCCCATTCGTGGTAGTAGGTGCCGCATTGAGGGCAGATAAGACGTTGCTCAACCTCCCAGGCGAGGGCTTTAGCCCGGTCCTCCTCCGACCAAACTAGGTCCCCGCCAAGGAAGTGTCCGTGGGGGATTCCGTGCTTTCCACAGAAATCAAGCTCGAGACGAAATCGTCCGTCACGCCGGTATCGGTCTTGGTAAAAGGGATGGATGCCCGCTCCAAACAGGCTCCAAGTGCGCCCATGAAGAGCGCCTGTGTTTCGGCTTGTGACCACTCATCCCAGATCTCAAGGGCTTGCTCTTCGCTGATCTCTGGCTCGTATGAGCATGCGGCGATCAGGGCAGGCGGGAAGGTTTCCGGATCCCACTCAGCGGCAGGCTCTAGCTCTTTGATCTCGTCGGATGGCGGGTGCTTGTCGAGAATTCCATCGAACTTCTTGCGCCCAATGTCCACAAAGACGAACTCCACCTCATCGTCTATGGCGGCTTCTTTGAGGGCATCAAGCTTCTTCTCGAGGCCGGGGACAACCGGTGCCCGGTTCTCCTTCTCGTCCTTACGCCGCTCGCGACGGATCTCCTTCTCGAGGTCAGCAATCTGCTTGGCGACCTCGGTATCAAGGAGAAGGGTGACCGAACGCTTGTTCGGTTTCTTGAGCCGCCGAATCTCAGCAAGGTCTGGTGAATCAGAAGTGAACTTCTTGCTCATGGTGAGCCTCCTATAACGCGGGTAGCGGGGTGCTACCCAAGCTCACCAAAGAGTAGCACCCCACCACCGACTTGTACGGAGGAATCGTACCTCTAGGCCGCAACCGTGGCGTCGAGTACAGGTTCCTCGAGGGTCGCGAAGTCAACCGTGAACATCTGGACGTTGTTCCGGTCCAGGGTCGAGGGGGACTCCGTGATCACACGCACGGCCCAAACCTCCACCTCATCAGCCGCTGCGATGGCAACATCGGATCCACCGAAGCGCCTGACGATCAGGTAACCAGTGGTGTTGCGCGGGAAGGTCGTCCATGCAGTATCGGTTGTGTCGTCGCGATAGAACGTAGCGGTGGCACCACCACCATACGTGCCGGCGACCGACTTGTTGAAAGCCGATGACAGGTCAGACGAATCGACCGAATCACCATCGAGAGGCGTATCGAGCGAAGAGAGCCAGGGAGTGATGTCGGTCCCTGCCGTAACGTCGGCGGCGGTCGGTGCGCTGGTGTCAGCGACGGTTGGGGCGAAAGTGATGCTCACTTCACCATCGGCAATGACTCTGGGCATATTGGTTCCTCCGTATCTGCCTAGGTCTCTTCATCCTCTGACACTTCATCAGAGGAGATCTCTTCGGACTCGAACTCTTCGCTGGCGCTGAGACTGATGTTCGGGTCATCCCAGATCTGCCACCCCTTCAATGAGTGAACCTTCTCGAACGCCTGTTCGCTTACGGCTTTCACCGAGTCATCCAGGTCGGGATGCCACATCAAAATGAACTTCGCCATCAGGTCCTCCTACGCCGGAACAGTATCGATATCGTAGATTTCGAACGAATAGTAGACGGGAGTTGGCACATCGTCATCTCTTTGCGCCCCATCCGACGAAATAGACTTCGAGATGTTCCTGATCTTGCGATTGGGAATAGTGATCGAACCCTTGTCCATGTACTTGAGGCAAATGTCGGAAACCGTAAGGGCTTCAGTCTGGGTATTACCAACACCAGTGATCTGAATAGAGAAGACCGTATCAGCCTCAGAGTCGGAGATGGGACCATCAAGAATGCCACCCGGCCTCAAGAAAACAATGGCATAGGGAGGGTCTTCATACTTGGCATCTAGGTCTGGATCGGCAGATTCAATGACTGGTCGGTACCCGTCACCGATCGGAAAGGCCGAGATACTGGCACGCAAATGATCGATCACCGCCGTCACATGCTCCGACCTATTCACAACAGTTCTACTCATCCGAAGAGACCTCCTGCACTCATTGTAAACCCGGTAGTTTGTCTTCCAACGAACCTGTTGTATACGCGTGTTCCGGCAGTGCCGCCTGGGAAGACTGAGTAGTGCTGGTTAGCGGCCACAGTACGAGAGAGTCCGATGGCCCTACCGGTGACCCTACCGGTGATGCGTCGGGAGACACGCTGACCGGTGGTACCACCGACTGCTGCACTGACATCACCAAGGAGGCGTGCCACGGAAAGGATCCCGGTTCGAGCAGTAGCAAGAGGTCCTCGAGCGATCCCGAGCGCCATGACATCACCCATGGCCTTCTGGGTGGTGTAGAGCTTCTTACGAGTCACACTGATGTATTCACGGAGAGCCTCATCAGCGGTCCGGATGTGACCGGTCTCACCCATGACGATCCCCATGCCATCGATCATGGCATTCACGAAGTCAACTTGGTGAGCATCTGAAGCAGGGATCATGAACGGGCGAGCCGACATCTTGGACGTACCGAACTCAAGCCATGGTGCATAGAAAGTGGTCGGCCCCATCGAGGCTATGAAGTCATCCTCGTAGATCTGCATCCATGGGTCGTTGGCCATCGAGTTCTTGGTGAGGCCGGTATCAACAGGTACTCGATACATGGCGGTATCCCTGACCAGCTCACCCGAGATTCTGGTCACCTGATAGGCGATCACCACAATCATCTCGGAGGCTGTCTCGAAGTCCTCGATGAGGGTGCGCCACCCTATGAGCTCTACGTCGAAGTAGGCATTGCCACCAGAGGCAGGACGATAGGGACGGAAGACTTGGTTCTGGCCCTTGACAATCGAGGAGCGTGAGAAGCGTGGAGCGGCAGCATTGACATTGACGATCCGATCGGGACCGAGTTCCCCACCAGGCGAGATAACCGGCATAGGTCACCTCTCGATATCGTGGACCGTGATACGCCTTTGACCCAGATCGGTGGCTCGATGAACGTCACGAACCTCGAAGTTGCGCGACAGAAGGTCTGGGTCTCGAGTGTCGGTGAGAACGAACCGGTGTGTGATGCGTATGCCCGTTGCATCCCAAGGCAGGAGAACGCGGTATTGAACCTGATAGATGAGACCTTCACCGAACTGATCGAACCGATCACGTCGAGCCACGATGGGCATGAACGAGCATGGACCGGTGTAGACCGTCCGCTCAACATCGGCACTGATGGTTTCGGTGAGATCAATGGTGCCAGGTGTGAGCTCGTAGATCCGACAGGTATCCTCGAACTCAATGGCATTGTCTTCCCTGAGGGCATCTACCTCGAACGG